GCTTATTCACCACGACAGCTTCAAGTAAGGCTTATTAACAGAGAGCTAAAGCGACGTTACGGAGTTGCACCGGGTTCTGGATCAAGAGAAGATAAGGAAATAGAGTCAGGATTTAACGAGCTAATGAGTAACTGGCGCGAAGATGACGACGATGACGTAGAGGAAGGCATTGGCAGAAAGTTCAACAAGCTAATGGACTTTGGTGACCTGAACCCTAAAGATATACAGAAAAGAGTTCGTGCTATGACTGACGATCAGTTGAAGATGCTAGCTAAAGACGTTGGCGAAAAGCCAGGTGACGGAAGCGAACGCGGTCTTCAAACGAAGTTGATTAATCAAGAGCTTAAAAGACGTTATGGCATTAAGCCGGGCAAAGATGTTTCAGAAGATGAAGATCCTTGCTGGGATAACTACAAACAGGTTGGTATGAAGAAAAAGAACGGAAAAGAAGTTCCTAACTGCGTGCCAGAAGAGCAGCAGATAGAGGCTTATTTTGAAGAACTAATGGGTGAGTGGGCAGATCAGCCTATCAGCGAGATGTCACCTGAAGAACTAGCAAACATGGTCGATAAGCGTGGCCCGCAAGAGTCACCTAAAGAGTACATTAAGCGAAAGTACGAAGACCTAAAGAAACTATCTGCAGAAGTAGGTCACAATGCTGAAAAGGATCTGATCCGAAAAATTGCTATGCAAAAGGATCAACTAAAACAAGCATACGAGCTACTATCAAAGAAAGAGACAGCAGAAGCAGAAGACGACGCGGTCACAGAGCAGAAGTCACCACTAAGTGAATTTATTCTCAGCTTTTATGATCGTGCATCGGGTTCTTTCCCTAAAGGCGAAACAGCCATTCTTACTATGGTAGAAAAAGATTACGGCGACGAGTTCATAGAACCAGCAAAAACCTTTATCGAAAGAGTCAACCAAACGTTCGAGCAGTATAACTCGAGCGGAATGCAAGAACCGGCACCGGCAGTAGCTGCTCCGGCAGAAGACAGCGAATTTGATCGCATTAGACAGCTAGCTGGTCTCTAAGACCAGCTAAGTTGTTCATTTTCTTAGAAAAAATCGCTTGACAAGATAAATAACATTGTGTAGTATTAAACATGTGCTACACACTTAAGGCACTGAAAACATAGGCAAAATAGGCAAAATAGGCAAAATAGGCAAAATTAGGAGAGGCATGACACAACCTTACACGTATCTCATAGGATGGCCCGAACACAACACGTGGTACTACGGCGTTAGATATGCTAACAATTGCATGCCGTCAGAGCTCTGGGTCTCTTACAAGTCTTCAAGTAAATATGTAGCTGAATTTGCAAAATCTCACGGATCGCCTTCTATTACCCAAGTTAGGAAAACTTTTCATACCAAAGACGCTGCTCGACTGTGGGAGCATAAGGTTCTCAAAAAGCTAAAAGTTGTCAATGACGAGAAATGGCTTAATCGAACAGATAACAAGGCTATTGTGCCGCGCAAAGGTGAAGAACACCATAACGCTACTCGTAGAGGAAAAGACTCTCCTTTTTACGGCATTGCGCGTCCGGAGGTTGCGGAGCTAAAACGCAAAGAATGGACTAAAAAAAATCCGATGCATAATCCAGAGAGCAAAGAAAAGTCAATAAGTAAAAGAAGTGGTGAAGCTCATCATATGAAACGACAAGAGGTTAAAGAAAAAGTTAGCGGCAAAAATAACTGGATCTACAAACACCCCGGTGCTCTTGAAAAACGCAGGCAACAATTTATAGAAATGAACACTGCAAAACGAGGAGTAAAGTATCAAAAATTACCTTGCCCTTACTGCAATGTTGACATGCCTAAGAATAACTTCAAAAGGCATGTAAGGCTGTGTAAAGATAAGGATTTTACTTGACACGTTAACAATTTCGTGTATAATAAAAATTGTAAGGCAAATAGGCAATCATAGGCAAACACAGGAGAAATACTATGGCTACACTACAAGAAATCCGCGCGAAACTCAAAGAGCAAGAAGCAAACAAAGGCGGAGGCAACAACACACCTGGCGACAACGCCGTTTATCCATTCTGGAACATCAAAGAAGGCGAGAGTTCAACACTACGCTTTTTACCTGATGGCAATACTGAAAACACATTCTTTTGGCAAGAACGTCTTATGATCAAACTGCCCTTTCCTGGCATTAAAGGCGAAACTGACTCACGTCCAGTGATTGTATCAGTTCCCTGCATGGAAATGTATGGCAAGACTTGCCCGATCCTTTCTGAGGTACGTGGTTGGTTCAAAGATCCGAACCTAGAAGACATGGGTCGTAAGTATTGGAAAAAGCGTTCTTACATCTTCCAGGGCTTCGTAACAGACGACGCACTTAAAGAAGACAATCCGCCAGAAAACCCTATCCGTAGGTTTATCATCGGACCACAGATTTTCCAAATCATCAAGCAGGCTCTTATGGATCCAGACATGGAAGACTTGCCAACTGACTACACAGCTGGCGTTGATTTCCGTCTGAACAAGACCAGCAAGGGCGGCTATGCTGACTACTCTACATCAAACTGGGCACGTCGTGATCGTCCGCTATCTGAAACAGAAATGAAAGCTGTTGAAGAGCACGGTCTCAAAGACCTAGCAGAGTTCCTGCCAAAGGAACCAGACGAAACTGTACTGAAAGTAATCAGTGAAATGTTTGAAGCTAGTGTCGACGGCGAACCGTACGATCCAGATCGCTGGAGCCAGTACTACCGTCCAGCAGGCATGGCGTCAAAGACAGGCGATCCTAACAAGGAATCAAAGCCAGAGTCAAAGCCAGCACCAAAGGCTGAATCAAAGCCAGAACCGAAAGCTGAGTCAAAAGTTGACGTTAGTGAAGAGGAAGGTGAACTTCCTTGGAACGAAGACAAGACTGAAGACAAGGCAGAGGAAAAGTCAGAAGGCAGCGGTAGCGCCCAAGACATTCTGTCAATGATTCGTTCACGTCAGAACCAGTAATAGCACACAGGGGGAGCAATCCCCCTTCTTTTAATTAATAGAGGAGTCACTATGGCTAAATCTTTCGATCCGACTAAATTTCGAAAAGAGTTAACAAAATCGATTACCGGTATGAGTGCCGGCTTTAATGATCCTACGGATTGGATCTCAACAGGAAACTACGCTCTCAATTATCTTATCAGCGGCGACTTTTACAAAGGTGTGCCATTGGGCAAGGTAACAGTGTTTGCTGGCGAGTCGGGTGCAGGTAAGAGTTATATCTGCTCAGGCAACATTATCAAAGACGCACAGGACCAAGGCATCTACGTTGTGTTGATCGACTCAGAGAACGCACTAGACGAAGCATGGCTACACGCGCTAGGCGTAGAAACTGGTGAAGACAAAATGCTTAAACTGAGCATGAGCATGATCGATGACGTTGCTAAAACAATGTACACCTTCATGCAGGACTACAAGGAAATGGCAGAAGAAGACCGTCCTAAGGTACTGTTTGTAATTGACAGCCTTGGTATGATGATGACACCTACTGACGTTGATCAGTTTCAAAAGGGTGACATGAAAGGTGATATGGGTCGTAAGCCCAAAGCACTCGCAAGTCTTGTTCGCAACACTGTAAACATGATCGGTGCCTACAATGTAGGTCTTGTGTGTACTAACCACACATACGCAAGTCAAGACATGTTTGATCCAGATGACAAGATCTCGGGTGGTCAAGGCTTTATCTATGCCAGCTCAATTGTAGTTGCTATGAGAAAGCTCAAACTCAAAGAAGATGAAGACGGCAATAAGATTGCTGACGTACGAGGCATTCGTGCAGCATGTAAGGTAATGAAAACACGCTACGCAAAACCATTTGAAAGTGTGCAAGTAAAAATCCCTTATGACGGCGGCATGAATCCATACTCAGGACTTGTTGATTTGTTTGAGAAGAAAGGACTTCTTGTTAAGCAAGGCAACCGTCTCAAGTACATTGATTCAAACGGCGAAGAGCATCTAGAATTTCGCAAGAAGTGGACAGGTGACAAGCTCAATATGCTAATGGATGATTTCTATAAGATCAGCGACCCTACTGAACAAGAGGTAAATAGCGCTGACGAAGAAGATACCCAAGATCATATTGAGGAGCCAACTGGGAATGAATGAAGAGCACGTAAGCGAAGTATGGATGCTGTTTAAACAGTATATGGATAAGAAGCAGATAGAAATAGCTGCTGAAAAGTATATTGACATGCTTGCAGATCACGGCGTCGATGACGTCGTGTTGCAAGATGCAATGGGCATGGACGCCGTCTTAGATGACGCAATCATCTACTATCTTGACCTAGATGCAATAGACGACGAGGACTAACATGGGTTGGTACAGCACAGTATCAAAAGACATCTCTAGAATTCCAGATGCTATTCAGTATTACGAATCGGAACTTGAAGATGCTCGCCTTGAAGTAAAAATCAAAGGAAGTCTTGAAAAAGCCTCAGCAGAAATGCCAGGGGTAATAGAGCATCGCTTTAACCAACTACAAGAAATTGAAGCTGTGTTAAACTACTTGAATTTAGAAC